CTTTCGGCACCACTTTGGTTAGACAATAACGTCTGGCCTAAACGTCAACTGCTTCTATCCCAAAAACTCGAGCGCTCACACTTAAGTGAGCGTCCGTTTGATGGGCAGTAGACAACCAAGAGAAAGACAGTAAAATGAAACGTAGTATCAAGAACAGCACTCTAGGTGCGAGACTTGTATCCAATAAAGCCTATACGGCTAAACGGGGTACAGGAACTCTGCGCTATAATGCTAAACATGACATCGCCCGTTGGCTCCTTGAGAAAGGATACAGTAGGTATGTCAGGTTTCTGAAATACGTTTCAGAAACTGACCATGCCTTTGCTCTCCGGGTGGAGGACAAAAGCGTGGGCTTCACAACTCATGCGACGTGGATCTTCCCGTCCGGCTACCATGGCGACACATTTCTGCAAGAAGTGTGCGTTGTGATAGAGGGCGAGATGACCAAGTTGCGGAATAAGGTGAAGTCTGACTCGCAAGAGACATGCGAAGCAGGAGTAGAATCCGTGTGGATTTGTACTCACTGTCTAAGCGTGATGCATAGTCAAACATGCGACTGTCAAATACCAGGCACAAAAGCCTATTTTGACCGCATTGCTGATTAATGCAGTTCTCAGAGCGAGCCCTTAATGCGGATGATCCCAAAGGATCCCCGTTAAATACCCCAAGAAGGCGCAAGCCGGCTTGTGGACATTAAGTACTCTGGTTGAGTGCAGTTAGGATGGTCATATGCTGAAGCAAAGAGTAGGTTCTACAATTACGATACCAGCAGCTCCGTATACTTTTACGGCAGTTCCTGGAGGCACACCGTTTTCGTTCTCCATCGGTCCCGAGACATATCTGCAATCGAAAGAATCGATACAGACTGTCAATGGGGACTTCAAGCAAACGAACGCGTGTGTTCACGAGAAGTTCTATCAATCATTTAGTTCGCCTATACAGGCTTACTCTATAGATAATGGAACTCACTCGACAACATCGTGGTACGCCATGGCCGTCCCCACTCTCCTCTACTTTTGTAGCGGAAATGGGGCTGGATGTGACGCCACTGTGGAGTCGTACTTCCGTCAAACCTACCCGGGTCTAGACCCGCTCAACACACCATGGCGTAACGAGTTTTCACGCTCGTTACAAGCCATGTGGCCAGGTATAGCGAAGAAGTTTGATGAATCGGCCGCCAACACGGCGTACGAATTCCCTCAAACGATTGCGCTAGCATTGACCACGGGACAACGTGTCAGAAAATTGGCTTCACTTTTGAAGCAATCTGGCAAGTTGAACCTAGCGTTGATGACCGCCCTGGGATCTACCAAGTTCCTCGAGAATAAATCCTCGTGGATTAAACAGATCCTAGGTTCTGCAGCAAGAGCCGACCTCACTTGGGAGTTCGGACTCAGACCACTGATACAGGATATTGTGACTGTTCACAATTCCCTCACACAGGTGCGAAAAGAGGTCTCACGTCTGGTTAATAACCAGAATAAAGTTCTCAGATCGCATTGGTCGACCGTGCTGCTTCAACAGCAGCCTACGGATCGGTCCAGACAGACACCAGTTGGGAACCCCAACCCGGCAACAGCCGAGTTGATTACTAGGGTTCTCTCGGTGAACGTCTTGTCAGCCAGATACACTGCGTCCATGAAATACTCATACGAGCTTTCTGGATACAGCAAAGAGCATCTCACTAAACTTGCGTTCTTAGACACCTATGGTATAGGTGGATTTGATCCGCAGATTCTGTGGAATGCCCTTCCTTTCTCGTTTATTGTTGATTATTTTGCCCACGTGGGCAACTTTCTTCACCAATCAGCGTGGAAGGCGGTCCGGCCATCAGTAAACATCCTCGATGTCAGTCACTCCTACAAGCTCGAATACGAACGCAACATGGACTTAACCGTGTTGGCTCGCTACGGGACTGGGGGGACTGTATCGGCTCATTACAAGAAATACTCGTATTATATACGGGAACGTCCTGTTCTTGACCAGGCCCAGCAGATCTATCTGCGGGGCTTCACTCGGAATAACATTAGATTATTGGGGACGCTTCTTGCGGCCCTCAAACTCAAAGGTTAGGTCCGAACAAAGCCCGCGCAAGTTCAACTTGCGAGGGTGCTCGTCAATCCAACAATAGTTGGACATGAGCGCATGTCTTGTTTGCGCATCAGCAAACTCAAGGCTGCAAAGCCTTGTGTCTACAAAAACACAAAGAAGAACTAGTATGCTTAGTGATCCGATTAGCATGACGGGAAATGGTGCGGCTGAATCGTTTGCAAGAGTCTCTACGGAAGGACGAAAGTCCACCTACAAGATCCTTGCTCGTGCAGGCAACAATGAATGTTTCCTTACAATCGCGAATGCGGACGTAGGTACCGGTGTAAACCGGCGCGTACGGACCCTGTTCCGATTGGACGAAGACATCACGTTGTCTGACACGGTGACGCCGGGGAAGAACTCTCTGCAACTTACGTTTGATCGGCCTGTTCTACAGGCGACTGACGTGGCTGCAAATGAGTTGTTGGCCAAGTTGGTCAACTACCTCGACGACGCAACGCGTGCACAAGCTCTCCTGGATGGTCAGACTTAATTGTCTGCCAACTGGAAGGCCCTTTAGCACGACCGCATCACTCCCCACGGTAATTACCGTGTAAGTGTGAATCCGCAGTTACGAAGGCATGCTTCTAAGATGACTACCATTTATGGAGTCAATTAAAAGCTTAGATACAGTTAGTATCTTCACCTCCCTACTGTCGGACGTTTCAGTAACGTTAGGACAGGATGTCTACACCATACGTGACAGACGCCTAGATGGGTTAAAAGCCATTAAGCGAACTGCTACGGAAGGTGCAGCGTTTCTTACGAAACAGCTGCCACGTCTCGGTAAGTCCCTCGATAGGGCTCTTATCGGAGATGTCTCCCTTGACTATACTGGGTTCCAAAGTTTGGAACCTGGTATCAAGTTACCCAAATTCTTGGGTAAACTCTTCATGAGAGTGTTCTCTTGTGACGGGTGGGTCCTTCAGACCCCCTGTACTAATAGCATAAAGTTGCTAAGGAACCTTCTATTTGTTTACTACAAATATGAGTTACCTAACAAACCAGTGCTTGATCAGAAGGTTCTGTCGAAGTTTGAAGAAACCGAGACAGATCTTCTTAGCTATGTTGATTGTCGCATCTGTCACCTTCGGGTGCAAGATCGCGAGATTGACAACATCATATACGGGGCCCGAGCACGACTCAAAGTCGTCTTTCGGGACCTTATCGTTGGACATATTGTTCCCAGACACGGACCCGGATCCGTCTCTACCAAAGAGATCGGACCCGAAAAGTACGTGTTCAGGAGATACAACCAACGCATCGCCGCAGTGTGGCCTTGGGACGAATATTTCTATTCGTCCTTGAACCACTTCGCGGATTCGTATGAGCAGTTTAGGCTGCTCCCCATGGTGGAGGCCTCGGCCAAGGTTATCCTTGTACCGAAGGACTCGCGTGGTCCTAGACTAATCTCCTCTGAACCGCTGGAAAACCAGTGGATTCAGGGTGGATTAGCTCAACAAATGAAGGACATACTCGAAAGTCATGAAATGACTCGAGGGCATGTAAACTTCAAGGACCAAGAACCGAACAGGCAGGCAGCCCTTCAGGGCAGCCTGACTGGCAACACGTGTACACTTGACCTCGCTGAGGCAAGTGACCGTGTTTCTGTCGGTCTAGTTAAGCAGCTGTTTCCAGAACCTCTCCTTGAGGCTCTGTTAGCGGCACGGTCAACAGCAACTACCATGCCGGACGGTAGAGAGTTACGGCTCACAAAATATGCACCAATGGGGTCAGCGTTATGCTTTCCCGTATTGGCGTCAGTTGTGTGGGCAGTTCTCTCCGCCGGTCTGGATGCGAAGGCCCGTAAGGGCTTGTTAGTGTACGGTGATGACGTCATTGTTCCAACAGCGAGTGCTGGAAACGCAATGCGCATACTTGAAGCGGTTGGACTAAAAGTCAACCGTGACAAGTCTTGCACCAGCGGATTCTTCAGAGAATCCTGTGGCATGGATGCCTACCGAGGCTCCGATGTCACACCAGTCCGTATAAGGACTGTCTGGTCGCACATCCCCTCCGCGAAGGTGTATACTAGCTATTTGGCTTACGCCAATAGTTTGTATGCACGTGGATATGTTAATACAGCATACGAGATTGCCACCTCATTGGTGGCAGTCTATAAGTCGATACCGTACTGGTTCGACAAGAGGTTACCCTCACCGTATCCTGCGCTAGCATTCATTCACCCGGACAACACGGAACCGAAAACTCGTACCAATCGTTCCCTCCAAAAAAGGGAGCAAAAAGTACTTGTAGTGGTTCCGAAACATCAGAGCAAAGAACTGTCTGGCTACTCCATGCTCCTTCGGTGGTTTACCGAAGGAAAACGTGGTGTGGCTTGTACAGTTTACAATCCCTGGTGCCCGATGCAGACGCCGACCCGATCGCATATAGATGCGGTCGAACCGTTCCGCGTTCGTGAGTACACACAACGGGGTCGCGAGAAATTACGACACCGTTGGAGGTGAG